CTGCAAGCACACCCGTTCCACCAAACTGAAAACCGCCCACGGGACGTGCGCTTGCCATTGGCGAGGCAGCAACCATGCGTTCAACCGCAGAGCGGGCTGCGGAGCGGGCCTCAGATGGAGGATTGTCCGCGTCGTTGTCGCTGGGACCACCACGCTGATCTTCGTCCGGCTCTTCATTCCTGAACGGTTCAGCGCCAGCACCGGGGAACATGGAACCCATCAACGCAGCCTGCAGGCCAGGATTTCCAGACCCGAGTGCCTGCATTGCACCAACGGTCCCGATAAGACCGCCACCGCCGACGCTGGAGATGTTGTTCTGAGTTCCAATGGCGCCCGGAGACAAGACCGGCTTGTTGGTGAACTGGTCAAGGAACGCGCCGATCTGGCGCATCGGATCTTTGCGGACGGGGTTGGGCATGCCCGTGAACGCGTTGATCGCTTCCTGAGCCTGATTGTGCATGCCAGACAGGTACTTCATCGGAAGCGCCATCGCGAGCCCACCAGGCCCGCTCAACGCTGACTCAGCCGTCCCCATCCCTCCTGCCGCTCCGATACCACCCATGGCAGGGGATGAGCCGGCAATCTGCTGCGCCAGCAACTGGTACAGGCTCGCCGTGTCCATGGACGGACCACCAAGCATGCCCCTAGGGGCGCTCACGTACGAGGAATACTTGTTTGGCGACTGCATATTCATATACAAGGACTGCCTGTCGCGTTCCATCATGTCAGTCTCCGGTCATCCCAAAAACGGGTTTTTAGACAACGGCAGCTTGTTGGCGACGTCGACGCCCGTCTGCGCCCCCTGCAGCAGCAGCGCGGCGATCTCTCCGGGGCTGGCGTACGCGTCGTTCATCAGCCCGTATTTCTGGCGACCGTAGTCGCTGATGAGCTGCCCGCCCAACTGGTTGCGCCCGAGCATGCGCTGGTACTGATCCTGCGCCAGGCTCTGCTCGCCGAGCGCCTGCGCTCGCAACGCGCTGTTGAGCAGGCCCGTGGAGGCGCCGGACCCCACCATGCCGCCGCGGCCCTGCTGGCCCATCATCATCCGCAGCGCCTCGTCGCGCTGCGAGTTGATCCCGGCCTGCATCTGCGCTCGCTCGGCAGCGTCCGCCGCAGCCTGCTGGGCGGGATCCATGAGAGACTCACCCGCGCTCTTCAAGCCGCCGATGTCTTGCCAGTTGTCGTAATAGTTGCCGAGGTCACGCTTGGTGTACTCGTTCAGCGCGCCAGCCATGCCAGCCGGGAATGCGCCAGCAGCTCGACCGGCCTCGTAACCGAGGTCCTGTGCCACATCTGCATTGTTTTCCGGGTTGATGATGGTTGCAGAAACAGGAGAGATTGAGTTGACATTATGGCTTACTGTTTCTGGAGACATCAAAACTTCAAGATACTTTTTGGGATCAAACCCACCACCGCCGCCACCTGCAGCGGTTCCGCCAGCAGTTCCGCTGTCGTCCTGCTGCTCTGGAACCTCGTAATAGTTCCCGTTTGCGTCACGCGCGGTGTACCTTGTCTGCGCGGTATTCGCTCGCGGCTGACCATGCTGGGTGAGCGCGCCCGAAAGGCTCATCTGCCCGGTCGCTGGACCCATCATGGGTGGACTGTATCCGCCACCGGACATGCCGCGGCGATCCATCATCGCGTTCACACCGCCGCTGGTGTCCATCCGGTAGCCCTGCACAGGGGCTCCGGTCCACGTTGCGCCTGCGCCCTGCTGCGGAGCCGGCGGCGGCGGCGGCTGACCGTAGGCGCTTCCAGGCTCTCCCCAGTTCGCAAACGCGCGGTTCTGGCCCTGCTGCGGTTGCGGCTGCGTCGGCTGCTGAACGGGCCGCTGGGTCACGTTCCCGTAGCCGGGAATGCGGCCAGCATCGGTCATCCCGGTACCGGCAGGGCGCTGTGGCCCAGGCGGGACGGGTCGCTGCTGGCCGGAAAGTGCGTTCGCAAGGCCCGGCACGCGCTGCATGCTGGCCATGCTGCCGCTGCTTCTCCCGCCGCCGTAGTTGCCCTGCTGGGGCGCACCACGCCCGATGGTCTGCATCTGCTGTGCGCCGGTTCCGCCGCGCACTGGTGGAGAGTACATGGGCATGGTCACGTCCCGGCGTGGTTGAGGCTGAACCAGACAGTTACATCAAGGTCGGTGATCGTGCCAGAGAGGACGGAGAACTGGAACTGGAAATGGTCGTTGGTGCCGTTCCAAGAGTTAAACGACACCGGAGCCAGTGGAGCCGCCACCACCGGGTTGCCGCTGGTCATGGTCGCAAAGTTGAACGGTGGCGACCCGCCAAACATGGATGACCCGTTCTTGAGGATGTCAAGCGTGCCCGTAGCGCCCGTGAGCGTACGGCAGACCGCGGACACGTGCAAAAAGCGCCACGTCGAGCTGCTGGCTCCATCGACGTATGGGAGGATCTGCTTCATCCCCGTCACTCCCGTGAACGCCGTCTGAACGTTGCCGACGTATTGAATCAGCCGGTACGGGAACTTGGCCTTGGGCTTCTGGAGCGCCGAGGTCGGCACGCTGGATGCCACGATGTTGTCGCCGGGAATGCTGTTGTAGGCGGCGCTGACAAGCGAACCCAAAGCGTTGCGGTCGACGAGGACCGCATCACCTACGTTGGCGTTTGGGATGACAAGCGGGGTGGGCATGGGTCACCTCAATACATCAGGCCGGTAAGTTGATCGACAACGCTGCTTGAGCCGTTGTAGTTCACGTTCATAGCCATTGAAAACATGTTGCTTCGATACGTGCTAAAAAAATCACCCGCTGACTTTGCGCCGTTGAAATTGAGGGTCGTTGGCCATCCCGTTGCAATTGTCACGTCGGATGTGGCTTGATAGTAAACAAAAAGGTCATTTGCGCCGGAAATGTTGTGTATGATTCCATTTCCCGTGAACAAACTTGGCGCGCTGTTGACCACTCCAACAACATACGTTTTTGTGCGGTCGAACTTTATAGGAACCGAGAAGTTTATGACTGATTCAATGAACGATGGACCAGTCACCGTTGCAAATGAACCTTGCACAAACACAAGCGTGAAACCTCTAGACTTTGGCCTGTATTCGTATATTGCTGATCCGATGTTGGCAGTTCCTGCACTCATGGTGCCGTACAAGTTGTAGATCCCGTACCCGGTCATTTCTGCTGGATCTCGGAACTTGAGACGTGCAAACCTTGCCTTGTTGGCTACAAGCGGACATGCGCCTGTCGATGTGAGCGCGTCATCGACCGTGACCGGAAGACGTGCCATCGACGCATCCATCGTTACATATGCGCTGGCCTGCACCGCGCTGTTCCGCATCACGCTGTTGCGAGACAGTGCTGCTCCTGGAAACAGGACCGGCGTCTGGCTCATCCGCGCCTCCCGAACCGATTCACGTCCATCTCAACTGCGTTCAGTTCCCACCGCTGCGGCACCGAGTCGCTGATTTCCAGCTGGCAGAAACGCCCTAGTCCCTGGACGCTTCCGCCGCGCACGGTCTGCATGTCGAAGAAGTTGGCATAACGCAGCGCGTTGCTCTCCACCGTGGCGGTTGCATGGAACGCCGCAGACGGGTTCTCCCCGTCGTCGCCGAACGTCAGCGCCTGCTTGTCTCCGACGTTGCCGTCGACAATGAGGTTGCACGTCCATGAAAGGTTGTTCCACGTCTTTGTCGTCGGCGTGATCCAACGCACCAGCATCTTCTGCACGTCACCGATCTTGACTCGGTGCGTCACCCCCCAAAAAGTGACCGGCGCCCACTGGTCGTACAGGCCGCTGTCCATCTGCCACACGCATCCGTAGCGGTCGCCCAGCATGATGCGGTTCACGGGCGCGCTGCTGTCGGACACGATGCACGTGGCATTGAATCCAGGATCCGTCGCAAAGTTCTTGCCCTGCGGCCAGAACGACACGTCGCCGTCGGGGTCCACCGAGCAGTAGATGGCATCCGACATGACCCACGGCAGCGACGTCTGCGACGGGTAGTAGAGCCGGTACTGGTTCATCACCGTGTGGTACACGCCGATGGATCGCGTGGCGTCGCTCGAGCCCAGCTCCTTCTGCAGCAGACCATCAATGCGTCTGGACTTTTTCTCCACGCGTTCACCGTTGAACGTGTAGATGCCGTCCTCGGCGAGGAACCACGCAATGCCGCCGGCCACGGCAATGGACCGCGGCGCGATGCATCCCACGTTTCCGGGTAGCGGGAACGCCACGTATCCGTCCGCGCTGCCATCCGATTGCGCCACCCAGATGGCGTTGCGCTTGAACACGGCAAGTACGCCACCGACGGAACACATGCCGGTGATGTTCCCGTACTCGTCTTGACAGGCAAACTCGTTGTCGTTGGGCCACACATCCTTGTACGTGCCCGGAGATGAGTACGCGACGACGACGCCATTGGCGGTGAAGATACGGTCGGCGTGCGCTACAGCCACGCGCCCGTCCGGGATCGTCGAGCGCAAACCTCCGGTGACCGACTCATAAGGCGGCCCTGGGGTTATGCTCGCCTGCAGCCCATAGATTCCACCGTCGTTTGGCAGCACGACGTAGAACCACCCAACTCCATCCACGTAGCCGATCACTCGGTCGGTTGACGCGTCGTAGTAACTCCACGTGCGCGTGGTCGCAGAGAACATCTGCGACGTTCCATCGGGCTGAATGTCATCCGACGGAAGCAGCGTCACCCCATCCAGGACGTAGCGGACCTCCGTGGGACTTGACAGGTACGTGATGAACTCATGTCGAGTTCCGCGACGGTCGTTGAAGTACAGCATGTCCAGGACGGTGTGCTCTTGCGTAGTGACCATCGTCGGGTACCCACCGCCGGAACCCATGGCCAGCGTGCTGGCAGCCAAGCCTGATGGCATGTCGCGCACGCGAAGCCACCACCCGGAGTTTCCGCCAACAGACTTTGAAGCCCAGTCAGATGGCGGATTGATCAAGCCGCGCACATGAAATCCGCTGACGGATGGATTGCTGCTGCTGTCGCTCGCCCATGGCCGGTACATGTTCAGCGCCATGATCTGCGGGCTGGCGCCATCACCGAACTGGCGGAACATGTCTGCAACGGAAACGGCAACCCATGCCGTGCCGTTCCAGTAGTCGACCTTGTCGCGCAGAGAAGACCACTCGCCGTTGATCATACCGGCCCACGATGAAAACGTGGAGATCGCCGTTCCGTACACGTTGAACTGGTAGAACTTGCCGTTGGTGCTGCCGACGTACAGGTCGCGGTTACCCGTGCTGCCCATGGAGGCTGAGGCGCCATACGTCGTTGCGGGCTCCGTCCGCGTAGACGAGGCGCCCCAGCCTACAAAGATGGCCGTGGCGGCGTCGCCGTACTGTCCGACTGCCGTCGAGCCTTGGCGCTTCTGAATGACTCCGTTCACGCTGTGTAGATTGTGCGTGTCGACGAAGTCGTTGGCGGTTGCCTCCATCGGCGTCGTGAAGACACCGCCAGTCAGCCGAAATGGAGGCAGCGCGACCATCAGACCACCGAGCCCTTGCGAGAGCGGTGGCTGTCAGCCGCGGTCTTCTCCTCGATGGCGGCCAACTTGGCACGAAGAGCGGCGATCTCGCGCTCCGCAGCCACGTTCTGCTCCTGCAACTTGACCACGTTCTGCGTCGCCGTGATCGTTCCACCCAGCTTGATGGCGTCCGCCTTTTCGTGCGTCACCTCCTCGATGACGCGGTGGGCACCGATGAAGACCTTGGCAACCCAGTCTTCCTTGCCGTCGTGGGACTTTCCGCTGCACTTGAAATGGCGGTCCTCCAGCGGCACCACGTTCAATCGGTCAAGTTCTTCATCGACCGCCGCCGCCGGCCCGATGGCGCAAACGGTGAAGTGATTGCCGTTCGCGAGCAGGAGCTTCATCACGCCGTTGTCGGACGGCTCCTCGTCGTGCGGGCCGAGTCCGAGCCAGAAACCGCCAGGAGCGATGGGCGGGCAACAGGTGTCCTTGACCCACTTGGGCACCGTCAGCGGGCGCCCGATGTAGCAGTAGTTGGTCTTGTTCCGGTAGTACTGCACGTTCTGGTTCTGCGACATTGCCGCTCCTTAGCCTTGCCAGATGGTGGCGTTCTGCTGCTCGACGAGCTGAATGTGGTTGTCGGGTACAAGCCGCTCGACATAGGCAATGTACCTCTCCAGCAAAGCATCGCGCGCGTCAATCAGCGAGTTTGCAGGGTCTTCGTTGATCTGGCGCAACCGGATGGCCGCGGCCATTGCGTACAGGTGAGCAAACATGGCCGGAATCTCGGTGAACGTGTCCGTCGCGTTGGCCAGAGGCGTCAGCGCCGGGAGATAGAACACCGTCAGGTTCACCACGGCGGTCGGCACCGGGCGCAGGCGAATCTGCGTTCCGTTGATGGCGTAGCACTTGGCATACCCTGTCTCGCTGATGTTTGCGAACTCGCGGACGCGGATGGGCTCAAGGACCGTCTGGAACGACGACGCCGTGGACTGGTCGCGGGCGTAGACGTGAACAATCTGCGCCTGCTGGGCGGCAACCGGCAGAGTCACGTTCTCGGCCAGCGCAGGATACGTGAACGACGCGGATGTGATGAATCGGTCAGGAGCGCCGGTAGATACGAGCATGTACGTCTCGTTCCGAGCTTCGTTGATGGCGGCAATGATCTCGGAGTTCTTCGGCTTCCCCGTGTCGTCGGCAAACGTCGTGTTTGCCTTGTTCATCATCTGCTTTACGCGGACGACAAGGTCTTCAAGCGTTCCGAGATACGCCATGTCAGTTCTCCTGGTAGACGCGCATCTCCTTCGCGGCGCGGTAGTTTTCCTCCCACATCAGCCGCTGGCGCTCCTCGGCATCCTTCGCAATGCGATCGATGTCTTCCTTGGTGCGAAGAGTAGTCCCGAACTTGTCCGCGTGCATCTGATGAACGCGCTTGGTGAACTCGTCCTTGTAGAAGTCCTCAAGGAACTCTCGATGCTGAACGCGCGGGTCAAGATACTTGCGCTCGTTGAGGTCGTTGAGTTCCTTCTGTCGAACGCCATAGCCACGCTTGGTGTTGTCCGCTTGGTTGAGCGCGCGGGCGACCCATCCGCCCAGACCAGTCGGGCAACCGTACTCGCCGTCAAGCCGGTAAATCTCGGTCCACATGTCGTGGATGAACTGCACCTCGGCGCCGCGGATGTTCATCTGTCCGATGGCGTCGACGCGCACGAAGATGACCCAGCAACCAGCCAGATCCTTCTTCGTGCCGTCATCGAGCGTGATCGTCCGCGTACCGGAGGGCTCCCACCAGCAAGTCAAGTCATGGCAGCCGGTATCCTCCCGCAGCGAGCGGATAAAATCCGGCGGCGCCATCACGTTTCCCTGCTTGGGAGCCTCACGGTACGCGAACGTCATCGCAGCCTCACATCACGCGTTGTTGTGGTCGCCCGTCAGGCCGACGATGTAGCCGTTGCGCGACGGCTTCAGACAGACCACGCCCGACTCGTACGCCTTGTACGCGACGGACCACTGGTCGGTGCCCGGAACCTGGCGCAGCGTCAGACCGTCGTTGTTCATCACGCCCAGCGGGAGGTCGCTCAGGATGATGAGCGAGTCCTTGCGGATGAAGTACGCGCGGTAGTGCGGCGCGAACGGGGACACCATGAACTTCTTGGAGCCCGTGGTGCCGATGTTGTTGACCTCGATGCCCGACACGCCGACGGTCGGCGTGAAGCCGGCGCCCGGGTTCGTCCACCGCGCCAGGTTCGTCGACGCGCCCGTGGCCGCAAAGGTCGTGAAACCCTTCGCGAACGTGCGGTACACGTCCATGGTGCAGTAGATGAAGTCCGGGTCCTGACCACCGAGGGAGTCGTTGAACATCTGGCTGATCAGCTGGTTGCACATGTCAACCGTCAGAGCCGTGTTCGACGTGTTGGTGATCTTGAAGGACTGCAGCAGGCGCTGCGTGCTGACCTGCACGTTGCCGTAGTAGGCCAGCGAGTACAGCGAGTCCGTGCCGTCCTGGATGGCGTCCATGATGCCGTAGCCGCCGTACAGTCCGTCCTCGTAGCTCGCCTGCGACGAGATGGCTGCATCCTGCCGCTCACCCGTCGTCACAAGGAGGTCGCCCGCCACGAGAGTCGTGCCCGTCAGGTCCTGGAACGTCACCGTCGAGGTCGCACCGTCGCGGCTGATGGCGGTGACGCGGCGACCCTTGTCGCTGGCGCCCGTGCGAAGCGCACCGAGCGGGTTCGGCGCACCGGCGTTGTTGGTCACGATGTCGCAGACATCGCCCTCACGGAAGAACCGGTTCCCCGCCCACGGCTTCGACGTCGCCGCGGTGGCAGGCGCGTTGGCCGCAACCAGCGTGACCACGTTGCCGGCCACGGACGAAACCTCGCCCTTGATGCCGAGGTTGCCGCGAGCCAGCTTCGACGAGATCATCTCGGGGAAGGCGGTCGTGGTCTGCTCCATCACGATGGCCGACAACTTGTCGTAGCCGCCCGACGACGTCTTGGGGGCGTTGTCCATCGGACCCGTGAACTGCACGGACGAGTACAGCAGGCGGCGCTTGAACCGCATCTCCAGCGTCTGCAGCGCGGCGGACGAGTCCTGGAGGTTGGCCGACGGGTTGAAGCCGGGGATGTAGCCACCCTCGGGGCGACCCTCGTACCGGAAGTTGCCGCCGATCAGCTCGTCGATGCGGTAGTACTTACCGCTGACGGGGCGCTTCTCGACGTTGATCATGGCGCGCTCGACAGAGCGGATGTTGATCGCCTGCTCGAGGACGGGGTGGATCTGCTCGAAGAGCAGGTTCTGAATCGGCGAATCGGCAAGTGCCTGGATGGGCATGTCCCTACTCCTTGATCAGTTGACCTTCGTGGGGTCAATGTTGAGAGAACGAAGGAGATCGGGGTTCAACCGAGCTCCATGCTGCATTGCCAGCATTGCCGCTTCACGCGCCCCCTTCGGAGGCGCACCTGCCTTGGCAGCATTACCACCAGCAGGCATGGGTTTTCCACCGGCGCGCACTTGCTGCCTGCGCTGGCTGAGGGCTGCGTTTTCCTGCGTGCGTCGATCAGCCGCTGCAGCCGCCGGGGTCTTGGGCCCGACACCGAACGCAGACAGCATGAGGTTCGCCACCTGCGGCAGGCTCATGTTGGGGATGCGCTCATGGATGGCCCGCAGAGCCGCAGCGGCATCCGGGTTGGCGAACACCTTCATGTGCGGCATCTGCGGCGAGCGGGCCAACTGCGCGATGCCGGCGTTGTACGCCTGTTCAAGACGCGCCTGCTGGGCAGCGAACTGCTGCTGCTGGATGGTACGCTGCTGCGCCTGCTGCTGCTGCTCGAACGTCTTGAGAATCTGGTCGATCTTGCTCTCGACGCCCTTGGAAGCCTGCTGCTGCTCCCACTTAAGGTTGTCGTGGATGAACTTGAGATGCTCCGAGGCAGGCGCATCCGGCGGCGGAGGAACCGGACGGGTCGCCTCCAGTTGCGCCTGCTTCTGCTGGGCCGCGGCGTTCTGGATGATGTCCATCAACGCCTTGTTCTGCTGCACGACGGGCTCAAGCACCGGCGCAAACGCGGAACGAAGCGTGTTTGGATCGAACGCGGGCGCCTGCTGCGCCTGCTGCTGCATCTGCTGGGCGCCCATCAGCAGTCGCTGGATGTCGGGCATCAGCGCCGGATCAATCTGCTGCTCTTCCTCGACGGGCGCCGTTTCCTGCTCGACGGCAGCCTCCACGGATTCGACCGGCGCGTTGTCGTCGCCAGCATCGACCGGAGCGGCGTCCATGGGCGCGGCATCCGCGGGAGCAGCATCGCCCCCGCCACCACCCATCGGGGCGCCATCGTCGGCGGACATCACCGTGCTGCTGTAGAAATCGCTGCGTTCAATGCCCATGAATCACCCCTGCGGCGCGTCGTATGAGCGCGCCTGTTCAGCCACCGCCTGATACGCGGCACTCTGGCCAGGATCAGCCGGTGGTTGGTTTGAAAACGGCTCCGCGCTCGATGCCGCTGGCGCCCCTCCGGTCGGCTGCGCCGCGACCTGCTGCTGCGTCTGCGCCGGCTGGAATGCCGGATTCGCGGCGTTCATCGCACCGTAGTTTGCCATGGCGGCCTGCTGCGCCATCTGCGGCGCAATGGCTTCCTCGGCTTCCAGCTGCGTGTGCATCTCCATGTGCTGCACGAGCCACGGGATCAGCGGGTCCTGCGGATTACGCATCTGGACAGACACCAGTTCCTTTGCGTGCACCACCTTGTGCAACTTGTGGTTCTGGTACTTGAGAGGCGCAGGCATGATGCCCTGCGTCTGTAGCATCTTGTCTTCCATCATCGCAAAGTCGCTGTGGCTGCGAAGGTCCGTGTACATGCCTTCGATGTCACCGAACTCGGCGTACTGCTGGTACTGATCGGGCGTGATGCCGCCGTTCTTGAGAGCCTCGGTCAGTTCGTCCATCTTCGACGCGCGGCTGCGGCCCACGTCGCGCACGGTACGCAAACGCACGTCGGTGGACTCTCCAACGTTCTCGGCGCGGAACTCGAAAGCCTCCTGCGAGCCCGTCTTTCCGAGTCGGCGGATGAGGCGACCGTCGTCGTAGAAGACGCGGCACAAATCCACGGTCCACTTGATGAGGCTGTCGAGGATGCGCGCGTGCTTGGCAATGACCGGTTTCAGCGGTCCGATGGCGTGTTCCTCAAGGAACGTCAGCGCACGCGCGGAGTCTGCGTTCTGATTGGCTCCGCGCAGAACCTCGGTCGCGGAACTGATGCGGTCGACCATGTCAAGCAAAGTCTGCTGCATGGTTTCCGCGTCCTGCGGATACGGCGCCAGTTGCACCGGCTGCGGCGACGGCAGATTGTTTCTGCCGCTGTAGATGAGGTGGCCGGTCTGGTCGTCCATCCGCATCTTGGTCTGCTCATGGTACGACATGCGAAGCTTGGCGCTGATTTTCGCGCGCGCGTTCTTCGACGACAGGTGCTCGTTGTACGTGATGATGAGCGGCAGGACGAGGTCAAGCGTCGACTGCGGGTAGTACATCCCGTCCGTCTCGTACATCGGGAAGTAGAAGTAGGGGCTCCATTGGCGGCTGTCGTGCAGATACGGAAGCGGCCCGGAGTAGATTTCCTGGTCCGACAGGTGAACGCTGAAGACACCCATCGGGTACTCGGCGCACGGTTTCCAGTAGTACTCGCGCACCGAGATGTACTTGAGCGTCGTCGGGCGCATCAGAACCACGGCGCTGCTGGTGCGGTACGAACCCATCATCTCGTTCCCGAGAGGGGCACGCTGGAACACCTCGAACGGAATGCCGAGCGGCTCGCCGTAGCAGCGGTATGCCCGCTCAGGGGACATGCGGATGTGCTGGACCATCTCCTCGGCGTCGCCGGGACACCGAGCGTCGGGGTCCGTGTACATGTCGTCCGGGTGGATCGCCATGTACGCGATGTCGCCCTCGGGCTTCATGCCGCCGAACTCGGAGATGTAACCAGGAGGCGACGGAGGACGGGTCGGACCCGGCTGCACGCCTTCCGCGTTGCACTTGGGGCACGCTTTTGCGTCTGGCATCCACACGATGCCGGTGGCGTTGCACTGGCTGCACGGCACTTGGTTGAACAGCGGCTTGTGATTTCCCGCGGTGGGATCCCACGGAGCCTTGATCCACGCATGACCGTAAAGATTGCACATCTGCGCGGCGCGCGCGTAGGCGTCGCCAAGCTGCGCCGACTCGATGGCGCTGTTGGCCAGTTCCGCGGCGACATGGGCGCGAGCGATGTCCTCCTGGTCTTGCGTACGCGGGCTGGCCTCGCACAACGGTTCGTAGAACATGACGCCGCTGATGGTGCGGACCACGTCAAACGCGAGGTTCGCGTACACGAAGTTCTGGCGACGGTCCGGGTTCAAGCCAACAACGGTCGCGGACGTGGGGATGCGCCGGAAGTACGGGCGACCCGCGTACCAGTTGAGGTTGACCCAGTTGTCCATCTCCCGGATCATCCGTGGTGCCTGACGCGCGCGCTGCAGCAGATCCTGCTGTCGCAGGGTCACGTTGAGCCCCTTGAGGTACGCCTCGTCGCGTACCGCTCTGAACCCCACGTTGCCCCGGTCGAACATCAGGTCACCCCGCTACGGTTCGGATCGGCCACATCGGTCATGTCCTTGGCGAACGTGGTCGACCACACCGGGTTGGCCATGTCGGGAGGAACCTCCACCCGCGCTGCCTGGCGCTTGTTGCGCCTCACCGGCTTGACCATGTCCGACAAGACCTCCGCGGACTCCTTCGACGTCAGGCTCGTCAGCGCATACGCCATGCGAACCGCCATGAACGCAAGCGTCCCGACGCAAGACACGGCCACGAACGCCAGAACCAGTACGGCCACGATGCTTTCCATTTGGCCTGTCTACTACCTTGAAGGGTAACCTTGCAAGTACACGGACGCACGTCCAATGTAAACCTGCCATGAAGCCACCTTCAGAAGGACTGCTGGAGTTCCTTTCCGGGCTCGACGCCGGCCAGCCCGACAAGGTAGAAAAGGTCAAAGCCACCAAGTTCTCGCAGCTTGGCTGGGACGACAAGTTGTTCAAGAAGTGGATTGTCAACGCGCTCCGCATCGAGGACAAGACCACCAACGCCATGCTCCCGCTGGGTCCGCTGCTGATGGCCAACCGGCCACAGGCGGAACTGCTCTTCACCATCCTCAAGGCACTCGACCGTGGCGGACCCGTCCGGTTCCTGGTGTTGAAGAGCCGCAAGGTCGGTGTGTCGACCATCGTGGTGGAACTGCTGCTGGCCATGGCAATGCAGCTCAAGGGGATCACCTGCGCCATCCTTGCCCACACCGACGAGTCTTCGCTGAAACTTTTCAAGATCGCCCGTGACTCCTACGAGAACCTGCCAAAGGATCTCAAGAACGCGCTCCCTACGCGGTACAACGCGCAGGATCGCATCCAGTTCGGCAACAAGGACTACGAGAAACTGAAGGCGCAGGATTTTGGGCACGTCGCGCTCATCAAGTCTCAGACCGCCGCAGGACAGTACCCGCTGACGGGCGACACGGTGCGCGTGCTGCACCTATCCGAGTGCGCCAAGTACGACGCCGTGGGCGACCACGCAGCCCAGCAGCGGTTCATCCTGTCTGCGCTTGGCGCCGTCCCGAAACTTGGACCGTCGCTGGTCATCGCGGAGTCCACCGCCAACGGTCAGCAGGGATGGTTCTACAACGAGTGGCAGCGGGCATCGAAAGCCCAAGCCGACGGTGAGACTACGTCCAACTGGATCCCCCTGTTCTTCTCATGGCTGGAGGATCCTGCATGCTGGGCTCCCGTGCCGCACGGCTACGACTGGTCGCGGTGGCCGGCGGAAGATCAGAAGACCGAGGCCATGCTGCGCGACACGTTCTTTGCCAAGCCGGAACAACTGTACTTTCGGCGGTCGCAGATCAACATCGAGATGGCCGGTAACTACGAACTGTTCGACCAGGAGTATCCGACGACGCCCAGCGGGGCGTTCCTTGCGTCCGGTCGACCTGCGGTACCACGGCGCTACATCAAGGCCATGGAAGCCATGGTGACCGACGACTACCGGCGCTACACGGCCAAGGTGATTGACAGTTACGACTCGACGATGACCGTCGACGTGGTGACGGAGCGCGCATGACCTCGGTGCAGATCCGCAAGATGGGCGACGGGCCGGAAGGACTGGGCGAGATTCACGTCCTTGAAGAGCCCGTCGAGGGCGCGCAGTACATCATCGGAGCCGACGTCGCGCAGGGAGCCACGTTCGGTACGGCCAAGCAGGACGCGGACGAGTCCACGCTGTGCGTGCTGCGACGTGACGGGATGCAGCTCATACAGGTGTGCGAGGCCGCGTACCGCTCCGAGAACTACGTGTTCGGACAGGTTCTTGCCGCCATCGGCACCTGGTACAACCACGCGTTCGTCAACGTGGAGCGCAACCTGGCGCACGGCGTCATCGCGGGCCTCAAGTCCTCCGGTTACCCCGTCGAACGCTGGTACGTGCCGCCCATCCAGTCATCCACGCTGGACGCGTCCGCGGCGCAGTATTTCTTTCACAAGAACGCCAGCACTCAGAAGGTTCTGCTGGACACGCTCATCGCGTACATGGACCCGGAGGCGCCGCGACTGCGCCTGTTCTCCAAGCGGTGCCTCAACGAGATCGGGTCGCTACAGCGGGACGCCAACGGCGCCATCAACACCAACGGCAAGGACCGCACGATTGCCCTCGCCATGGCGGTCATTGTAGACGCCACAACCGAGTTCGAGGTCGAACTGCTGGAGAAGAAGAAGGCTCGCCCCATCGCCCCGTTCGGGGTCGACGAGGAACAATGGAACGAGCTTCATGGCATCAAGAACGTGCGTCCGCAGCAGTCCGACGAGGTTCCTGACTGGGAGGGCTCGGGTGAAACAGACGACGCGTGGGTTGGCGACTGGACGGAGATGAACTAGCGCGAAAAGAAAGAGCCCGGGTTGCCGCCCGGGCTCCTTGGAACTGAGGCAGAGGGGTACGCGCCCCCCAAGCCGACACTCGCACCGCCGTTTTTACACGGCGTCAACCGGCGCGTCAACCTTTTTTCGCCGCCTCGACCACCCTGTCGAGCGCGCCCTTCTCCTCCACGACCTCGCCCGTCACATCATCGAACGGACCAACCTCGTCACGCACGACGGTACCCGTGCGCTCCAGCACCTCCTCGGCTTCGATGATGCGGTGCGCCTCCGGGCTCATTGGCAGCATCTTTGCCAACTTCCGCAGCGGCGTCTTGCGCCACATCTCTTCCTCATGCGTCTCCCACGGCGTCTTGCGCCCGCCGGCCTTGCGGATGGCCTCACCCTTCACCTTCTCGATCTGGCCCTTCAGCATCACCTCCATCTGGAAGCCGCCATCCTTGAAATGGGCGATGGCGTAGGCGTGCGTCAACCTCGCGGGGTCCGTCTCTCCCATGGGCGTGTGCTTCAGCGTCGGGTTCATGCCGTAGGAGTACGAAAACTCGTCGCCAGCGAACACGGCCCGCGCCTCGATGGACTTGATCTGGCCCGACCGGCGAGCGAGTTCAACGAGCCCCTTGTATCCGAGGATGAGCTGGCACTCCTTGCCGTACGGCACAAAGTACGCCTGCCCCATCAGACCGCCCACCTCCAGGCCCAACTGCGCCACCTGGCCGATGGCGCCCATCAGCGAGGCCGCATCGCAGTCGAGCAGCTTCGGGTTCTTCCGCAGTTCCGTCAGCACGATGCGGACAAGCCGCTTGTCGTCGATGCCGCGCGGAATCGCCTTGGCGATCTCGGCGCTGCGGGCGTTGATCATGCCCTGCACCGTCAGGAACTTCTGCTGCACCGGACTGTGAACCATCGTCGTCGACATCAGTTACCACCCCTTTCAGACTCACGGAGAACATCCCAGTAGAACTGCGTCGGAGTCAGCGGATGAACCACCGGATCAACACCGAGGTGACGCAGGCGCCGGATCAGCGACCCGCGGATCACGATCTCTTCGCGCTGCTCGCGCGTCATCTGATCGGCGTTCATGCGTCACCGTCCTTGTCACCGCCGACGAGGTTCACGACGCGGTACTTCTGCTCCTTGACGGTGTACGGCTTCTTGTTGATCAACTTCACGCGGTAATGCACGTCATCCGCCATCTCCACCGTGTCGGCATCCTGAGCCGCCACAATCACCGCGTTGCGAAACGCCTTGAGGCGTTCCTGTATGCGTGCGTTCTGCTTTCTCAGTTCCACGATCTCGCGGTGGAACTCCAGCAGTTCGGGGCAACGCACCGTCTTGCCTTCCGTGACGGTGAGCAGCGACCGAGCCAGTGCGTCCATCTCGTCGGGAGTCTTGGGCGCCGGCGGGTCGCGTGACTCCACGGCATCCCAGAACGACTTTTCCTCGCGCACCAGCAGATCCTGGAACTCGGGATGACGCTGCACCGGGTACCATTGCAGATCCTGACCACCGAACAGCACCACCAGAACGGCGCTGTCAAAGCCCGTCACCGCCATCTGGTGCTGCATCTGCGCCTGGTAGTAAACCGGCAGCTCGCGCTCCCAGTTCTCCTTCTGCGCGGCGCTCACCGCCTTGATCTCCACGATGGCTTGCTTTCCGTCGATGTCCGCAACGCCGTCCAGCGACGCGCGCATCCACGGCTTTTGCTCATGAACGCAGATGGTGTGCGGTCCCCAGTAGGACACCGGGATTCCGCTCACCGCGGCAAACTCCTCTCGGATCAGCGGCTCCAACTTGCTTCCCCAGCGCATCTGCTGGGTGCTCTCCTTCGGCGGAAGCAGGCCCAACTTCTGCTGGAACAGCTCGACCCGGTTGCTCCACTTGCTCAGTCCCAGCACCGTGGGCGCGTCCGACGCGCCGATGCCGTTCCTGCGCTCCTCAAGCCACGCATCGCGCGACTCGCACTCGATGGTTCTCATGTTGCTCCTTCCGCCTGCCTTGGTTGGTTGGCTGCGGTGATCGGGTGGTAGCATTCCGGTTGACACGCGTCAAGCGTGAATGTACACCGTCGCCATGAGCGAACGACCCTTCTCTGAGCTTCTTGTGCGGATGCGCGAAGCGCGCGGACTTGATGCCTGCGTCGCTGCTGCCAAATGTGGCGTCAGCAAGTCCATGTGGTGCCATTTCGAGCATGGACGCCGGTTGCCAGCAGCACACCAGTTGTACTGCATGGCCAAACTTTTCAACCGGTCCATGCAGAGTTTGTACGAGGCTGCCTACCCGTCCGATGCGGACGTCGCCCGCATGAGGGTCCGCCAGTAACATGCAGATGTATCCGTTCCAGTCTGACGCGGTGCGTCGCGTCTTCACGCTTGGTCCGGGGCGCCGCATGCTGGTGTCCCCGACCGGCACCGGCAAGAGCGTGATGCTCTGCGGGCTGGCGCGGCTTCATGCGTCCTCCGGGCGTTCCGTCGGCATCCTGGTTCACCGCATCGAACTGCTGGAGCAGGTTGCCGAGAAACTGCGCGGATACGGGCTGCGTTTCGGAATCATCGCGTCCAAGGGCTCCACGGGCAGCGCGGAACGCGTGCAGGTTGCCATGGTGCAGACCATCCGCCGACGGATGGATAGGACGCCATGGGACGTGGTGATCTGCGATGAGGCGCACCGGGACGAGTTTAAAATCGCGGTCAACAACCCGCCGCCGTACCTGTACGGGTTCACGGCCACGCCATGGCGAGCCGACAACCGGCTTGGTGAGTGGTACCCCGATGGATTCACCGAGGCGATCCGGTACTCGCAGGCCATCGCTCAAGGGTACATTGTGCAGGCCCGCGTGTTTGCGCCCGACGTGCCCGACCTTCGGGACGTGGCAACCAAGGGTGGCGACTACGACGCGGTGGAACTCGGGCGGCGCCTGTGCAACCAGAAACTCGTCGGGAACGTGGTGGATACGTACCTGGCGCATGGGCGCAACGAGAAGGCGGTCTGCTTCTGCGTGAACGTGGAACACGCCAACATGACCACGCGCGAGTTCCAGCGGCGTGGCGTCGCCGCGGTGTGCGTGACCGGCGATACGCCGTCGACGGAGCGCAGCGTGTACATGGCGCGCTTCCGCACCGGGAGCGCACGCGTGCTGGTCAACGTGTCCGTCGCCATCGAGGGGCTCGACGTGGCGGACGCATCCATCGTGATCATCGACCGGCCCACGCACTCCCTGTCGATGTACATGCAGATGGCGGGACGCGGGGCGCGCTCGTTCCCCGGCAAGCGGGAGTTCCGGCTGTTCGACCACAGCGGCTCGGTGTTCGAGCATGGCTCGCCAACGCAGGACCGCGACTGGGTGCTGTCAGGACCCGTCGAACGGCGCAAGAAGGGCGTTGCCGCGCCCACGTTCAAGCGGTGCGACAAGTGCTTCTACGTGTTCGGGCCTCGGGACCGCGAGTGTCCAAACTGTGCCACGCCGCACACCACGCGTCCGGTGACTCACAAGAACGGCCAGCTCGTCGAGGTGCTGCCGGAACTCTACAAGCCCGTGGAGGGCTTCGTTGATGCGTTCCAGAAGGCGCGTCGGCGCGCTTTTGCGGAAACGTCGGCGCGCGGGATCACGGGTCCGCGGCAATGGGCCTACGTGAACCGCGCCATGGAGGAGACACGGGCGTTTCTGCGTGGCGAAGCGCAACTCATCGTGCCACAGAACCCGGACCTTCTGTGGTGAGGTCCCCGTGGCGCAGATCCATTCATCGGCGGTCAACTGCATCCTGCTCGGCGTGCAGCGAGCCGTACCAAAGGCGCGCCTGTTCAAGCGCGTCGTGGGTGCGTTTCGATCCGTCGATGATCCTGCGCGGATCGTTTCCGTGGGAGATGCGGGACAAGCCGACATCTACGGGTACCTGGAAGGCAGGCCTTATGCCGTGCCCTTCGAGATCGAGGTCAAGATAGGAAAGGACCGCGCGCGCACGGATCAATGTGCGTGGGCGGCGATGTGCGAGCGCATGGGGATCCCGTACGTGATCGTCCGCGCTCAGACCAAGGCCGACATTCCATCCGCAGTCGATGACTGCATCCACTTTGTACGAGGACTCTCACGATGACTACCTCTGAACTTGCAGTGGTCGACGCCGAGGCGGAACCGCAACCCATCACCGTGGTGAACAACCACACGCTGTACAACGGAGACGTTGTCGCTGACTGCGCGTTCACCGTGATGTGTCAGCGGGAGCAGGCCGACGGCACGCACGTGATGGATGTCGAGATCCGGCGCCATGACGGCATGACCTACACGGCGTCCATCGACGGCGTGATGCTGGAGGACGAGAAGAAACTCAACGCCATGGGCTCCTCCGTGGCGCGCGCCAACTTCTTCTTCCGGGCGAAGAACGGCTCGCTGGCGGCGCTGAAGCAGTACCTCCACGCGCAACCGGGCAACGAGCATGTCGTCATCGACGTGGCACAGGCGGGCTGGAACAACCGCTACTGCTGCTGGTTCGGCGAGATGGGCATGGTCGACGCCAACGGCAAATGGTACCCGTGGACGTCCACGGGCGTGCGCGCCCCGTGCCGCGACCGTGCCACGTCGTCGTACCGCATGAAGACGTTCAACCTGCGACGCGACCCGTTCGGTCCCGACATCCCGGTGATCGATCGTCCTGGCCACATCATGGGCAGCGTGTACGAACTGAAGCCAAAGGGACTGTTCCGCACCGAGGCTGGCACGCAGCCCGTCGCGGTTTCCGACAGCGAGCCGACCATCGACGAGGCGCTGGACGAGGCGCTGGCGAAGGCGCGCACGCACATCCAGCAGGTGATCGCACTCTGGTCCGAGAACATCGGCAACTTCGGCGGCGCCATCGGAATCGGCTACATGACCGCCGCCTCCATCCGGCACCACGCGGAGTCCTACGAGCGTCTGTTCCCGCATCTTTACATCACGGGACGCACGCAGTTCGGCAAGGACACGCTGGCCCGCATCCTCGCGTTGACCACCGGCATGAACATCAACAGCGTCACGTCCGGTGGGCGAGGCACCACCGAAAAGTCCGTCCGAAACAAGCTTGCATCCGTCGGAAACACGCCGCTGTGGCTCAACGAACTGCGCTCCGACACGTCGGACTACCTCAAGAGCCTCATTCGCACGTCGTCGGACTTCCAGTCCAACACCATCACCGACATCAAGCAGCGCAACGTCGTGTTCCAGGCCAACCGGCCCATGATGCTGGTGGGCGAGGTTCTCATCGGAAACGACGCGGAACACTCGCGGTACGTGGTGCTTCGGATCAACACGCGCCCGACCAACAAGTCGGTCCTGCGCCAACTGGAGGCGTCCGCCTCCCGATGCTCTTCTCATTGGTCGCAGTTCCTGTGCGACCACAACCGCGCCGCGTGGCAGATCGCGCTTGCCGCCGAGAAACTCCGCCCGGAGTTCATGGCCCGAGGGTGCGATTCACGTCGAGCCCGCGGGTGGTCGCTCACCGCGGCCGGCATCGCGTACTGGTTCTCACCCGACTGCCACATCGCGCCCGCCGAGTGCATCCCCGAGCAGATCATGGAGGAACTGTTCGCGCGTGCTGCGGAAGCGATGCAATACGCCGTTGACGATGGGGTCAATGCGGAGTTCTGGAGCATCTGCCAGTCCGTGCGCGCGTCGGGCGACCTGTCGAACTCCGCGTCGTCACGGTGGGCGCGCTCCTACGTCGACCCGGAGTCGAGGCGCGTCAACGTGGCCATCTGGACGGCCCACATCATCCGCTCCATCTCCAAGGCGTCACCCAAGGAGATGCCCGCCCGAGGACTCATCCTCAACGAACTGCGCGCGGACCCCGGCTTTCTGGGCACGCGCAACGTCCGGTGCGGTGGCGAGCAGCGGGCCTGCTACGTTTACGACAAGCAGACCTGCAATCTTCCGCAATGGGTGCTGGACTCGGCGGACGAGCACTACGCCAAGGACGACGTCGTCATGTCGCCCGCGGCGGATGAACCGTATTGACCTCGTTGCCCCACGCGTCCCATCCATCACGCGGCGTGCGGGAGAACATCTCCAGCCGCCGACCCGGAGGATCATGTTTTTCGATCAGCTCGTAGGACTCGCGTGGCTTGGCGCTGTGTCGCGTGCGGGGCGCGAACAATACGCTGGGGAGCCGGTTGGCGGGCGCCGGGATAGGCACGTTCCCGATGCGCCCGTACAGCAGGTGCTCATGCATCATGCGGAAACGCTGTCCGAGCCCCGGTGCACCTGTCTTGACCCACACGACGTTCGTCACGTAGCGAGCGCCGAGTTCGCCCATGAGCCACATGGCGTCACCCAGAAAGTTCGCAGTGGCCCACATCCAGAGTGAACACGACGACGCCGGCCGGAACGCGCCGCCCGCGCGTATGACCCCTGGAATCTCCCGCGTCTTCACCAGCGGATAGTGCCGGTCCGCCCCGCGCTTGATGCGACCGCCTCCACGCTCCATCCATGGAGGGTCCATCAGGATCGTCGTGTACGCTTCAGCCACACGATCCTCGCGTTCTCGTCCACGTGTTCAGCCGCGGACCTGACGTGCTGGCTGATGCGGTACTCCTCGCCGTAGAACACGCGTGCGATGCCCGCGTTGGCCAGCAGTTTGAAGCACACCCAGCATGGAAACGCGGTCACGTGGCAGTCCGCGCCGTCCACCACGATGCCGCGACGAGCGGCCTGGGCGATGGCGTTCGCTTCCGCATGCACCGTGCGGACGCAATGCCCGTCCTCCATGAGGTGGCCAGCCTCGTCGCAATGCGGCTCGCCGGCGACGGACCCGTTGTAGCCCGTCGCCAGCACCGCGTTGTCGCGCACCAGCACCGCGCCCACGTGCTTGCGGTCGCACGTCGCACGGGTCGCTGCGTGCTGGGCAAGGCCCATAAAGTACTGCTTCCACGTGGGGCGGGTGCCTTCGTTCATTCACCGCTCGACGGACAGCAGGCGGGCACGTTCCGCGGCGATGGACTCCTCGGCGCGGCGCTGCACCTCGGCCTCCTGTGCCGCGATCTCCTTGTCGATGGCGTCGAGCATGGCCTTGTCCATCGTGGCGATGACCTCGTACTCGCGCAGGATGATCGGCACGCCATCCGCCTGGCGCGACGTCCCCGGCGCCTCCTGCCCGGAGTACCGCGCGAAGATCACGTAGTCCCCCGGCCTGATGTGCTTCACATCCGGCCCGACGGCCATGACGGTGCCTTCCGTCGGGCGCTCCGAGGAAACGGTCATCACCAGCGACGACTGCTTCTGGCGGACCACCTTTTCCTGCATCACCACCACGCGATCCGCCGTCGGCTGCAACCAGAAATCACTTTTCGACATGCACTGCTCCCTTCGCAATGGCCCTTATGCGGGCCTCCGTTGACCTGCTCAACACACCGATGTCGAACACCGCTTGGAGCGCCGCCCGAGCGTTGTCCCTCTGCCGTCGCACACGGCGCAGCTCGCGCTCCCAGTCCTCAGTCGCCATGGGGCGCCAGTTCTCACGCGCCATCTCGACCCTCCACGCGGGCGATGTGGCGCTCAAGGTACCACCGTGCCTTCCGCAGGTCGCTGATGCAGTCCTCCGCGGTTCCGCCCTTGAGGCCGGCGCGCGCCACGTACTTCACCACGTTGCCAAGACAGAACCCCAGACCCCATGCTTCGATGACGTCGATGGCCTCGATCGACCCGTTTCCGGGCCTGTAGTACTCCGGTCGCTCACTCATCGGCGCCATCCGCGCCTTCCGCCACGTCACGGATGAACTCCACCGGCGGCTTCGGGGCTGGACCGCGCCTGGCCGTCGTCAGGCCCTTTCCGAGCGTCTGCTCGCGAAGCATCAGGTCCAGCACCGGCGCCCACTGGTCCGGGATGCGGCGCGTGGTCGCCCCCGTCACGTGGAACATCTCGAGCATCGAGAACACGCGGACCATGGAGTTCCCCTTCTCCAGCAGCTGCATGACGAACTTCTTGGCCTCCCGCGGGCCGGACTCGCCCGTGAACAGGCGCGCCGTAGCGTCCACGGCGCCCATCTCGGGCCACCAGACCACCAGCATCCCAGGGTCCGCCTGTGGGATATACACCGCCATCACCCCTCCTTGACCGAGGCCGCAAGCGTGGCCAACGCGACCATCCATTGCTCCGGGGTGGAGCCCCGCACGAACTCGGCGGTCCTTTCCGCCCCCCAGCACGCCTCAAGCATCCT